CGTAGGTGGTTACACCACCACCCCACCGTACTGACAGGCCCCCCGCCCCCCCATATCTAAAAATAGTCCAATTTGTCCCATATTTGCACCGCAACATGGCATAGTTCTTGCTTCACATGCAATATTCGTGCCAGAAAGAGAAAGATTAGCACCCACGTTACACCATGTTGTATCCACACCACTTATAGGTATTCACACCACATTGCAGCGCAACATAGCGGATTTAACAATGTTGGCACGCCTTTTGCATAGGTGACATTTATTGTCACATTGTGACGTAGTGTGACGTCACATTATGACGTGGGTGGTCACATTGTGAGGTTTGGCGTATCACCATAAACAATTGTTTTTTTTAATGTAAACAATGGTTTACTGTAGTTCTGATAAACTTGGCACACGGTGTGCATATACCTAGACAACATCAATGACACGGACTGAGAGCAACCAGCATGAAAGTATCAGAAGCACAGACAATCATCGACGAGCACTACGAACTAGGCCTAATCACGGCCGAAGAGGCTCAGAGACATTCAAAGATGATTCGACGCACCGGAGACTACGGGAATACGTGGTCATGGTCTAGACAAGCCGAGAGACGCGAATCTCACATAAATCAATATTTTGGCCAATAATCAGGAGACGCAATAAAATGAACAATGAAGCAATGTGGAACAATGACGAACCCCTCAGTAACCTTGGTATTAACATTCCTGAATGGATAAGCCCTGGTTTTTCCCCATACGACGCAATAGCAGTCGCTGAAGGTGGCTGTGCTAGCGGGGCTTATATGCCCGCCGTTACTTATCACCAAGCCCTTGAGACTATGTCTGAGCATGGTAATGATGTGCTCGAGTACATTGAGGAAAAGTTGGGTGCAATTCCACAGCCTGAAGCGGGCGAATCATGGGACGGCATCGCTGTGTTCTACCTTTCCGTGGCTGTTGAGTTATTCGCTAGCTTGGTAGTCTCTGAATTAGAAGACATATGGTTTGATGGGGAGTAAATGACAATGACTGCGGCAACATTGCCGGAATAAACCTGGAGTAAATGACAATGATAACATTCGAAAACGGTATTGATTCACGAGCACGGTCAGTTAACAATCCTACCGTTGCTAAGTTTCACATGGGAAGAGGTATCTATAAGTACTGCGTGATAGGTACCGACTACGGCTACCTACACACCGCTGGCGGTGACGTTAGAACGTGGAGTAGCTACAGCGGCGCTAGACGACACGCTAAGAATTATGTATCCTTATAAGGAGTCAACAAGAAAATGATTATTGAATGGCTAGACTTTGACGAGATAATAGTACTATAATCATCATGTAAGCTTGATTATTACATAAATTTTAAAGAGCAACTAACTATGAATATTGAAACCACAACAAACGAAAATATTTTTATTGATGCCTATTTTGAGGCGATAACATTTACTGANTTTGGCGANATAGGCCAACCCCAATTAAGCGAACCACTTGACGCAGATTTTATCAGAGAATCTGTCATTGATTGCTTGGCTTTTTATAGCCGCGCACGGTCTTATCTAAGCGACGATAACATAGGGCAAGCAGGATATGATTTTTGGATGACTAGGCAAGGTCACGGCACTGGATTTTGGGACAGGTCCGAGATGTACGGTGAATATCCAAGTGAATACCTAACTAAGGTGGCTAATTCTTTTGGGGAAGTTAACGCACAATTTGAAGACGTGCTATAATCCCATAGACACACAGCAAACGAGAAAACTAATATGACGACTACTACGACACAAGTGCACCTCACTAAAATCAGTGGTAACAGCAAAACAGGACCTATACCAGTTAGTACCACAAGCTCGGAGACCTGTCCACCAACGTGTGGCGCATTCAAAGTTTGTTATGCGAAAGCCGGACCTCTCGCGATGCACTGGAAAAAGGTATCAGACGGTTCTAGAGGAACCGATTGGGAAACGTTCACTAAAACTATTCAAAGACTGCCACGTGGGCAAGTCTGGAGGCATAACCAGTCAGGCGACCTGCCAGGGAAATCAGGTACTATTAATGCCAAAGAGCTTGAAATGTTAGTGAAAGCTAACAAGGGTAAAAACGGGTTTACGTACACACATAAACCTTTGACCAAACGAAACATACAGATTATTAAAAGTGCCAATGATAACGGGTTCACCATAAACGCCAGTTGCGACAATGTATCTGACATTGACAAGACTCTGAAACACGGATTACCCGTGGTTGCTATCGCTCCAAGCGACGCACCACGCAAGATAACAACAAAAAACGGCAATGTTTCTGTGGGCTGTCCTGCAGCGTACCGAGAAGACACTAGCTGTTCTAATTGTGGCCACGGCATGCCACTGTGTGGACGAAAAGACAGAAAGTACTCGATTCATTTTCCAGCACACGGCGTTTACAAGAAAAAAGCTAATGAACTGTCAAAATGATAAACACCATGGCAGGAGTATATAATTGTGAATCTAGAAGAATTAAGATATGACCTAGACAGTGCCGTAGAACAAGCAGAATACGAGGTAAGGTTTCGTAGGCGTGAGGTAGCAAAATACCGAGGGGTAAAAGGTTCCTCGGTAATGGTAGCTCACAATCAATATCATGCAGACAGACTTGACAGTACTATAAGAGAAATAAAGGCAAATTTGAAGAGGTTAGACGGCAAGAGCGGTAAGTACATTGAATAAATTACAGGCAATGCGGGTTAATATCGAGACGCAACTAGAGATATGCCGCACTAGAGCGGAAGGTATCCAGCTACTTTTGGACGAATTAAAAGAAAACAACCTTACAAAACTACCCACGCCAGCTCAAATGAAAGGCTATAGAGATGAAATGTCAATATTATTATTAACAATAGATACTGTAGAAAGCAAATTAAGGGAGTTAGACGCTTATGAATGGGGAATATAGCGCAGGTATGAGCCTGCGCACTAAGGAAACTAAACTATTTGACATTAATAAAGAGATGAATTATTGGCAAAGAGTACTTGACACAGCCAAAACATGTCATATAGAATTAAACAACATGCAAGAAAACGCACAATTAAAGCTTGACAAATTAAAAGTCAAGTATGAGGAGACAGTAAACAATGAATAGCCACGACAATTTACCGTTAGACTTCGAAAACCTCGAAACAGACGATTTTAGCCACTTTTACGACGAGGACATAGAAAGGGACCTAGAACAGGAAGAACGTCGCACACAGGCCCAACGAGCGGCTATAAATGACATGGTACAGCTAGGGTACACAGTAGGATACTTGAACAATGAAGATTAAATCGAGGCGTGTAATGGGGCAGCAAACCCCTTCGACTCAGTTTGGACGTAGACACGTAGAGACTATTGCTAACACTGTCAAAAACTTTAAGGACAAGATTGGCTTTGACCCGTCAGACCCTGTACAAGTAGAGTTCTTTGCTAATCTTGAAATAGACCTGGCTCACAGTATGAAAGCTGACCCTAAAAAGTTCGCAAGGTCCTGTATGCCTACGGGTCCAGACTTATACAAGATGAAAAGACAAATAGAAAACCAACTAGAAGGCTTGACAGTTGAACAAATAGAGACTATGATAAAAGCAAGGGTAATGGGTGCCCAAGACCGTACGGCTATTGCCTGGTTAACGCTGAAAGGTGTACACGACGACAAAGCGGACAATTACGACGACGTACCATTCTAAACCTTGACAGATTGAGATTTACATGTTATAATACAGTTGGGTTGGACGAATTATAGTACAGTAATTATTATCATTATTAGTAGCTGTTTAAGACAGCTACATAATTATCACTAAGGAAATAATCATTATGAAATCATACGATAATCCGTACAATATTTTTCCTAAAGAAAAATATCATGTAAAATTAGTACATCTTCATTCAGGTAATAGTACCGAACAGCAAAGGGGCAAGTCCAGTTATATGTCATTGCTTCAAGTATGGGACAAGGACAGCAGACAACTAGGACCACACCTGGAAATAACTGCCAGGTGCAGACCTGGAGACAATCCCAGTAGAGCCAAAGCTCGTGAGGTCTTGCGCCTCAAAGCGCAAGCAGCTAAACAAGCGCTAGGATGGGTGTAAAAGTATGTTTATGTACATCTTAGGTTATTTAATTATAGGCTATATTTTAGTAGTACTCATAGAATACCTAAACCCTTCAGAGATCAACGATTCTGATACAACAATCCCGCAAAATTTAGCCGCGTTTTATACTGCTCTAATATTGTGGCCTTTGTGTATTATTCTATATTTATGGGATTTATTAACAATTAATAAGGTGTTCTTGTACATTCTTCAGTTACCTTTAAAAGCACTGCCAAATACCAAAAAGAAGGGAGCAACGTACAATGATGATGCGGACTAATGACCCTAACGACCCGTCAAGGGACCTGTACGAGGACGAGCTGTACGACTGTATAGACTGGTCAACAGATCAGCCAGGTGCGTACATCGACATGGAACAGGACCTAGACCAATTAGAAGCAGAACTAGACCTTGACGAGGACAATCTTGGTTTTGGTGCTTTAGACGAACTGATTAGTGACTACGACGACTTACTCGAGATAGGTTCTTATGAATAAGCACGACAAACGACAGCGAGGCATGGACGTACGAGTGGACACCTGGGCTGCTCAAGGTGCAGCCAGGCGTATGTGCTCAAGCCAAAACCTCAATATCAGTTTTGACCTGAAAGCCGACGAGCCACCGCACACAGACGGAACTACTATACATATCAATCCGCCAACTGCGTACTTCAGTAAAGACGACCTCACTCTATGGTGGGCTAAGCTCATCCATGAGACAAGGCACAATACAGAACGTGGCAAACAATGCTTTGCCACTATGCAAAAGCATCAGCTGAACAGTGAAAGTCTTTATGGAGGTCTATTCAATCTGTTCGAGGACGGAGTAGTTGACAACATAGGACGAGGTAAGTACCTTGGCCAGGACCAAGCTAGCAGCTGGGGCCATTGTCAAATAGTAGAAGGTGTGTTCGATAGCCCAACGGGCAAAGCTAATCTATTCGAAGCTAACAAAGGACAGATAGACGAAGCACACAAAGCTCTAGGAACTTCTCTAATACTTGACAGCCTAGCAAGACAAGAGTACATGCCGGACCTGATAGGAGTGCCTGAAACACTTCTCGCAGGTTCTAAATTCAATCCTGACCTTAAGGAAGCACTTGACAAGTCCATTGACAGGGGTTGGCTTGACAGTCTTAAGAAACTGCAAGCCGAGCCAGAGAAAACAACTTCAGAAGAAGTTTACCAATGGATTCAGGACTATGTACAGGACATCTTTGATTTACCACCACCACCGCCTCCACAGGAACAACCACAGGACGGCGAAGGAGACGGCGACGGAGAAGGGGACGGTCAAGGGCAAGGTGGTACTGCTCAAGGTGAAAGTGACGGCGGCGACCCGGAAGAAGACGGACAGCAAGTAAAAGGCAAACCCAAACAGGGAGCCGACGGTGACAAACAGGAAAACAGCTTAGAAAGTACCGACTACCTTTTTAAAGAGTTTCAAAGGGACACACACGAAAAGCCAGACGTGCGTGTGCTGGGAAGTACACATGAAGCTCAGACAGTAACGTACGCTGCCAGCAGTGGCACGTACAAGCCTGCAACCCCTGACCAATTTGTCGTGGCAGACTTTCACAGAAAGACGTACACTTTTGCCAATGACCACACTTTGCAAAGTAAAGGTGAGTTCAATAAATGGATACGAAATGCCCAGTCAGGAAGAGGGTACAGGTACCAAGATACGTACAATAACATGAAAGTTAAGGACAGTTTAGCCAATGAAGTTAAACGATACATACAATCAGAGACTAGACAGAAAGTTACCAGAAACAAAAAGAAAGGAAAGCTTGACCAAAGAAAATTATTTAAACTTGGTGTTCCTGACGCGGGTTCTGACTGGCAAGACAGAGTTTTCTGGAACAAAGAGATAAAGATGACAGTAGACAACACTGTAGTTAGTTTACTCATGGACAATAGCGGTAGCATGGGAGGTCCTAAGGTCTGTAGCGCTATTCATGCAATGGACCTCATAGGAGACGTACTGAACACAATCAATGTAGACTTTGAAATGGCAGGTTTTACTACTGCAGGATGGAATGACGAGCCTTTGCACTTGATTTATAAACCTTTTGGTGCTAAGATGCTAAGAAGTCAAATTGTGGAGAATATGCTGGTAGGCACTGCTCAGATGGGAGGTAATGCAGACGGCGACAACGTACAGTACGCTTACAACAGGTTGAAAGCTCAGGAAGCCAAACGTAGAATACTGATTGTGCTGTCTGACGGACAGCCCGCAGCTGGCGGAGGGGATATTTCCTGGTACACTAAACAAGTGTGCACAGGAATAGAACAGGAAGGAATTGTAGAACTGCACGGAATAGGTATCATGTCTGACGCTGTAGAGTACTATTACAAAAGTCATGACGTACTTAATTCACCTGGAGACCTAGAAGCAAAGCTTTTAACAGTACTAAAAAATAATGTACTTAGACTAACTAAATAAGGAACCTATACCAATGGCATCAACCATTTCAGCGAGTGACCAACTATTAGACATGTACAGCAAGTACGACGAAGAAGTTAGAAAACGAGAGCCAAAGGTCTCGGCGAACACGGAACATCCTTTTTGGGGCAGTAAGAAACAGCAGGCCGACAACAAGTTTATCTGGCCTGACATGCCAGATAATTGTTCGGGCAGTATCTTAGTGTCTGCTTTGCTTAAGACAAAACCTGAAAAGCTTCCTGGTCCTGACTTTGAAATGCCCCTTTTCAATAAAGAAACAGACTGGCCAACATCTGTACAAAACCACATTCCAGAATTAACGGACGAGGACATTGCTAATTATGTTATGCCTATAGAACCTGGGTACTGGTTCTGTTATGGTCTGAGACTGAACAAACCAGTCTTTTTGTCAGGTGTGAAAGGCTGCGGTAAGTCTGCAATGCCTAAGCGCATTGCTGCTATGCTTAACTGGCCATTTCTTCGCAAGCAAATGGCTAAGGACCTTGACAGCTCTGAGTTCTTTGGACAATGGACTGCCAAGAACGGCAGTACTGAATTTGTACCAGGGGACTTGCCACAGGCAGCTTTATCTGGTATGATATTCATGATAGACGAGATTTCTAACGCGCCACCTGAGTTACATCCTGCACTACACCAAAGCCTTGAAAAAGGTGGTAAAATCTATCTTAACAGTAAGGACGGTGACATTGAAGATAAAATTATACAGCCAAACCCTACTTTTAGAATGGTGGCCACTGATAATACACGCGGACAAGGTGACAGCCGTGGTCACTACGCTGGGACTGACATAATGAACAGCGCTACTATGGACCGTTTTCGGGTCATGGTAGTGATGGATTACATGCCTAAAGCACAGGAAATTAAAGTCTTGCAGGACACTGTTCCAGGTGTTAACAAGAAGTTTGCTAGCATGTTAGTTGACGTAGCTACCAAAGTACGAAAAGCGTACAGTGCAGGTGACCTGTCTGAAACGTTGAGTATGAGACCTATGATTGAATGGGCTGAAAAAGCAGTACTGACCCATGACATTATGCAGTCTTTGGAAGTTACTTTTTTAAACAAGATTGAATCCGAATCAGAAAGACAAGAAATTCAATCTTACGTACAAGCAGTCTTTGGAGCTTTGTTACTACCATGAAAAATAACCACGACTATAGAAAAGAACTACTGATATTGCATTTAGACTGTTCAGAAGACGACATTCCAGAAGGTTTTGATAAACAGTCTAATTTACAACTTGTGCTAAACCATAACGCTAGTATTGTAAAGAATGTGTATATGCTTCTCTCCCAAGGAGCTTCCACAGAAGAAATTGCTGAAAGCATGGCAGAGTTAATGACCAGTAAACAGGTGTACGAGGCGCTAAAGGAAGCTACTTTAGCAGGATTGAACAAAGACATGTCCCAGTTCCACGAGGTGAACGGTGAAAGCAAGGACTCTTTTGAAAACGAGAATGTTGTAGATTTTCCTGGGACCAATCGAGGTACAGTACACTAATGTCGGGACGATGCAAAGCATGTGACTGTGTTTTGTCAGACTCTGAGATTATATGGAAGCCTGCCCTTAATTGCTTTGAGGACCTGTGTAAGAAGTGTCGCGGCATTATAAGTCGCGACCTTCAGACCGACAATGACCACGGCAATTTAGAAAACGGCGAAGACGGTAATCTAGTTTATTTAGAAGACATTAAATAATGACGACAACACAGAAACTATCACAAGACGAGTACGTACCCCTGGCTCCTGAAGAGCCAGGGACAGTTCATGTTCATCATTGTAAAGAAGGACATGGTAATGATTCTCTTTATATAACGAGGAAAGACGATGATACCATTTTGGCTTATTGCCACCATTGCGGTGCAAGCGGGGTTCATAGCGTTCTTGGTTCACGAACGATTCAAGGCAGAAAGAAAGTTGACATCTCTGTTGATAATGGTGGAAATGCTACGGGAACAGAACAAAATAACAGCTCAGATACTAGTGGACCAGGAACTAGCGGAGATAGTAGTACTTCCAGGGCCAATATTCTTGCAGCCCAACGAATCGATGAGTACAGCAACGCAAGCACTGATCCAAGAGATTGGCCAGCCCATGCAAAAAAGTGGTGGCTCGAATACGGACTCACCTATGACCAAGCAACTAGATTCGGAGTAGTTTATTCAGAAGAAGTAAACGCTATGATACTTCCTATTAATTTATGGAAACACGGGTCAGTTCAGTACAGGTACTTTGACAAGGACTCCAAGCTAAAGTACCAAACGTTTGGAAGTAGTCTGTCTTCAATACTTAGACCTGGGTCCATTACCTCTCTGACCTTGGTTTTGGTCGAAGATTATAGGTCGGCTGTTAAAGTATCTCAGTACACGTCAGCAGTACCTTTGCTTTCTACGAAAATGTCAGACAAACTTGTTCAATATATTATAGAAGAACAGACCAGGTCTAATGAAGTTCTAGTCTGGCTTGACAACGACAACCGCAGAGTCGTTCAAGACGCTGAAGACCTTCAAAGAAAACTTCAGCAATGCTTGAAGATTCCTGTGTACAGGGTCAAAAAGGCAGACTGCTCGAAGGACCCTAAAGAACTTAACCTGTACGACCTAAGAAATGTGATAACAGGAGTAACAGGAAAAAATACTTATGGAACTTGACTTACTAAAATTACTTAGTACTGAAGATTTGTACCTTAAGTACAAATCGTACATAAAACCTGAACGCCTGTCCAAAGAAGTGCAGGAGATACTGAACAGCCTAGACGAGTACTACTCAGAAACAGGCAAAACAGAAGTCGAATGGACTACAGATTTTTACACTTGGTACACTACATTAAAGCATCCAAGTCTTTCTGACGCTAAGGTTGCTATTCTAAAAGGGTACTGTGAGAATCTGGACGCCTTGACAGCTCCCAACGAAGCTGTCCTTCAGTCTTTTCTTGAACGGGATTACTCTGCTCAGATAGGAGACCTTTGCCTGGAGATAGTAGACGGCACTGGCAAGGCTACTATGACTGACATTATAGACACACTTGAAATGTTCAAGTCGGAGTCCAGAATTACCAATCAATTTCTGGAAGGTGAAAGGGTTAGTATAGACGATCTTGAAGACCAACTTCAAGACCTTGACGTAAGTCAGAAGTTTGAATGGAGACTTAATGAACTGCAACTTAGCCTTGGTTCTATTAAACAAGGCGACTTTATCATTGTAGGAGCACGACCTGACAGTGGCAAAACCACCTTTTTAGCCAGTGAAGTTACGTTCTTTGCTAGTCAATTACAAGACGACCAGTGTATTCTTTGGTTGAACAATGAAGAGATGCTGCAACGAGTCAGACAACGACAAGCTCAGGCTGCTCTAGGCTGGACGTACGCTGAAATAATGCTTGACCCCGCTGTTACAACAGAGAAATACAACAAGGCATTAGGAGGCAAAGGACGACTCGTTACGTACGACGACAGTAACATGACTGTTTCTGACGTTGACAAGGCTGTGGCTTTGTACAAGCCCAGCATCATTGTGATAGACCAGCTCTGGAAGCTGGGAGGGTACGAAAAAGAAAGTACTAGTGAAGTAGACAGATTTGCTCGTATAGCAAAACATCTGAGGTCTCTGGCTAAAGAGACAGGTCCTGTTATCACTACGTCTCAGCTAGATGGCTCTGCTGACGGAGTCACTTATCCAGACATGGGAGCTTTGTACAACAGTAAAACTGCCATACAAGGTGAAGCTGACGCTATTATCATGATAGGGATTGACCTGGAAACTTCTCCAACTAAAAGGTACATACGAGCGCCTAAGAACAAGTTGCCGTTCGGAGACCCTAAGTTTAGAAATGCAGGTCATATAGTTGACATTGACGCAGAACATGCACGGTACATTTCTGCAATTCCGAGACCTAAATAAGACAGAGGCCGCTATGCACATACTAAAACCAGCCATTCCAAGTACTTCTGCCGAACTTCTATCCCTAATGAAAAATTCATTAGTAATAGATATTGAAACTACTATAGCGTCAGACCCATTGCCTCCTGGCTGTCAATTTGCAGCCAGTCCTCATCATGCCGACAATAGAGTAGTTGCAATCGGCGCTGGAAAACCTGAACTGATAACGGGACAGCCTGTTCTAAGCTCTAGGCACGCTCACATTATCATAGGAGCGGAAAGAAACACGTACCAAGATAAGTACTACAAAGACGAAGAGTCTAGAATAATGTTTCAAGAATTTCTTGACGAGTACTTTACAAAGGATAATAACCTGAAGCTTTTAATAGGGCATAACATAGCGTTCGACTTGATGTACCAGATTCAAGGTTATGTGAATAAGTTAGGTGACATTCTCATATGGGACACAATGCTCGCAGAAAAGTACCTGACCAATCAAAAAACCGGTCTTAAACTTAGTCTCGAAGACTGCTGTGAACGGCACGGCATAGACTTTGAAAAAGACACAGAAGTATCCGACAGCTTTAAGCTGGGCATAGGGTCAGACAAGATTCATCCAAACACACTCAGAAAGTACCTGTACCACGATGTACAGGCTACAGATAAGTTGTTCTTAGAGCAGCACAGGAAAGCTATGGAAATAGGAGGAGTGAGCTACGTTAGATATCTTTTAGGTCTTATGTCAGCTAGATTAGCGACAGTCCGAATGGAACTGTCGGGTATGTACGTAGACCCTAACATCTTTGAAGAAAATAAAGCTCACCAAAAAGAACAGGTAGAACTTCTTGAAGCAGAATTAATAGACAAAATGACTCTCTGTTTACCAGCAGAAACCAAAGCTAAGGTTACACCGGCAAGTGCTAAACAAATAAAGACCGTTCTGTTCGGAGGCAGTGTCGAATGCGTCCGAGATATTCATGTACGAAACGACGACGGCACTTTCGCTAAGTACAAGACAGGGCCAAGAGCTGGTACGTACAAGTTTAAAAAAGAATCGTACCAACAGCAGATAGACGGAGTAGTAGATGAAGTGCCAGCAGGCCTTAATAAAAGCAGTGTTGACGACAAAACACTCCAAGATTTATTGGCCTTTTCAAAAACAAATTTCCAAGTGTCTAGGGCACTCGTTAAATTTCTGGACGACCTCATCAGTTATAGAGCTGTTTCTAAGAATTACAGTACGTACTATGAGGGAATGTCCAAGCACATATGGACGACTCAAGACAACTGTATACATCCACAGTACAATCATGCGATAGCTGTGACTAAAAGGCTTACCAGCAGTAAGCCTAATATGCAGAACGTCAGCAACAAAGGTAAAAACTAATGACAGGCCAACTAAGAAGTATCAAAGAAGCTATTAAGTCTCGGCATCCAACGGGCCTGTTGATAGAAGCCGACTACAGACAGCTAGAAATTAGAGTTCTAGCTTTAGCTACTATGGACAGTCAGCTGATAGCAGACATAAACAGTGGAATAGACCTGCACAGGTACTTTGCCAGTCAGATATATGACAAACCAGAGTTTGCCGTAACGGACGAAGAACGTAAACTGGCCAAAGGCTTTTCCTTTCAGTTACAGTACGGAGCAACTGCCTACGGCATTGCTAAGCATTGGAATGTAGACAAAAAGTTCGTACAGAAGTTTATTGACGCTTATTACGACAGATATCCTGAAGTAGGAACCTGGCAACAAGAGAACATTGAGTACGCTGAGACAGAATCTAACACGACTAACGAAGGTCACAGAGTGAAGATGCCGGGAGGTTCGGAAGCAGGAGAGCCTGTACTTTCTACTGTCATACCAGGTATTTGGGAAGGCCCTCAAAATCCTTTAGTAGGGGGATTTCATATGAACCAAAGCTTTAGTGGGTGGGAAAAGAATAAAGCTAGTTTCAGCCCTACTCAAATTAAGAATTATCCGGTACAAGGCGGAGCAGCAGACTTAATTCTGCTGATGTTAGGTGCTCTTAATAGTAATTGGTATCAAATATTCCCAGGTCTTCACGACATGATTGAGATAGTCAATACAGTACATGACAGTTTTCTGTTTGATGTAAATGCTAACGGTATAAGAGCTGACGAAATTTATGTGAAGCTCTGCGTTCCTATTAAAGAAACTTTAGAACAGTTGCCAGCGCTGATTCATGACATGTTTGGAATTCATAGTCCTGTAGAATTCCCTGTAGACATAGCTATGGGGTCTTCCTGGGACCAAATGAAAGAAATATCCCTTGACAAGGACTAACATTCGTGCTATACTTATTGGGTAAGTAGGAGGAAGAACGCCTACTTAAATAAATAACCACGAGAACACGAGGTAGAAAAAACAAGTGACTGATTCAGTAACAGGTGTAGTAAAAGCAGTAGCAAGAAACCAGAAGGCCTTCACAATAGAAGGCCAGATGAAACCAGACGGTACAGGTGACATTTGGTTTAGTGCTCGAAATGCTTCACAACTAGCCGGAGCAGCAGCAGGGTCCACTGTTGAGTTTCCGTACAAGATAAACCCAGGAGCGAAAGGTGACTTCTATAATATACAAGGCAATGTCAAGGTAATCAACCCAGGAACTGGGGCAGCTGCAGGTGCAACGACAGTAATTAGTAGTACCCCTGCCAAAGGTGTTCTGCCTAAAGTTGGGGCAGTAGTTTTAGACCGAGAGCGATGTATTGTTCGACAGAACGCTGCTAATGTAGCAGCTCAAATAATGCAGAGCATGACGTTTGGAGACCCTAGTGACCATCATGGCATCAGTGAAATGCATCGAGAAATCGCCAAGTACGTAGAAGAGTACACTAGTGGCGACCTTGACGACAATGAAGCTAAAGAAAAGCTAGCTGCTAAAAAAGCAGCTGCTGACGTTGATACTATGTACACCGACGAAGACTCGTAGAGAGAGAGAGAGGGGTTAAACTTCATGGGATTAATAGTACCAGAAGAAGCACTGGAAAAAGACAGGACAAACAGTTATACACCAGGATTTAAAGAGCTTCTGGAGTCTCAAGGAGTTTGTTTAATCATTGACGGCGACCTACTCGTTTATCGGGTAGGTTTCGCCGGTCAAAAGTCTTACTTTGTAACTGAAGACCTTTTGGAATTTGACAACAAAAAAACAGCAGAACACCATAGCTTTGACAATAACCTTGATATATCTAAAATTGAAAAGAGACTTACGGTAGATGACACTGGCTTTTTAGAAGCCAGAATGGACGGAATGATTGACAATATTACGACAGGTGTCCATGAACAGATTGACAAATTACTAGGTCAGGCTAAGCAATTTCCGTACGCAGTTAGTAATTACATATTTCTTACTGGATGCGACCAGATAGAGAACTTTAGAGAAGAAGTAGACCCTGGATACAAGGCTAACAGAAGTCCTAATTCAAAACCTGCGAAGTACCAAGAACTTCGGTCTTTTCTTCAACAAAAGACCGACAATACTATCACTACTCAAGGTGCTGAAGCTGATGATTATTTAGCACAGGCAATGACAGACGTAAAGAAAGTGCTGCCTACTTTTGAGCCAGTCATTGTCAGCATAGACAAAGACCTGGACATGATTCCAGGATGGCATTATAACTTTGTTAAGAAGTCTCTGTATTACGTAGACGATTACGAAGCACACAAATTCTTCTTTATGCAAATGCTAATGGGTGACGCAGCTGACAACATAAAGGGCTTGCACAGGGTAGGCCCTGTGAAAGCAAAGAAGTTGATTGAGTCGGCCACTGTCAGTGGTAGTCCTGAATTAGACATACAAATAAAAGCTTGGAAAGACAAAGCCCAGAAAGAGTACCAAAACCATTTTGGACCTGAAGCCTGGGTTCATAAATGGAACATGAACTGTGATTTACTGTGGATATGGAGAACAATACCAGATGACTGTCCTTACAAGCACGAAGAACCCGTAGAATTAAAGGTGAACGGCTAATGTTGGGAACTTTGTCAGCTTTATTTATTATGTACGTATTTGTGAACGGAGAGGTGTACGACACTTTTCAGATGCAAGTTCCTGACATGGAGACTTGCAAGAACATTGGAGATACCTTTCCTAGATTTCCAATTGAAGAAATGGAAATCGTAATACAATGTGCAAGTAAAGAAATCAGTGCCTAGAGCAGCCACAAGACGAGCACGAACTAACATTGCTCCGTACCGTAGTAGGTACGAGTACGACATAGCTACTAATTTAAAACGGAGAAAAGTGAAGTTTGATTACGAAGAACAGTCCTTTGAGTACACCAAAGCACTCAGAAGTGCTCGGTGTGTTTCCTGCGCTAGCAGTGATATTATTGAGTTTCATAGTTACACTCCAGACTTTATCCTTAGTAAAAACGGACTTATTATTGAAGCAAAGGGGCGGTTCGTGGCAGCCGACAGAAAGAAGGTCCTTGATGTACTCGAGTCGCCACATAATACCATTACCAGAGATAACTTCAGGATGCTTTTCATGCAGGACCGTAAGCTCTCCGCAAAGAGTAAGCTTAGGTACGGAAGTTGGTGTGACAAAAACGACATTGAATGGGCAATAGGACCAGAGATACCGGAGGACTGGGTATGAGTAAGTTAACAGACACACTAAACACCCTCACCCGCGAACTAGCAGAAGCCCAGGCCCGTGTGAAAGAGTTGGAGAAAGGATTGGATGCAGTTCTAACTAACGCAAAAGGTATTTTTGATGAGAGTAGTTGATTTGTTCAGTGGGTGTGGAGGTATGTCATTAGGATTTGCAGATGCAGGGTTTAATGTAACTGCCGCGTTTGATAATTGGTTGCCAGCGATCGAAGTTTACAAAAACAATTTTGATCATCCTATACATCAACAAGACTTATCAAACGTTAGTGAAAGTATAAAACTCATTTCCTCATATAGTCCCCAAATGTTAATCGGAGGGCCGCCTTGTCAGGATTTTTCAAGTGCAGGAAAGCGTGATGTCACCCTTGGAAGAGCAGATTTAACGAATAATTTTAGTGAAATAGTAAATCAATTAAAGCCAAATTGGTTTGTAATGGAAAACGTAGAGCAAATAAAAAAAAGTGACATATTGCGGGAAGTGATTGAAAAGCTTAAAGGCGAATATGGCTTAACTACAGTTATTCTTAATGCTGCATTGTGTGGTGCACCTCAGAGCCGTACAAGGTTTTTCCTTGTTGGCAATAAAGGAGGTGAGCACAATGAACTTGCGCCCGTATTTCAAAGAAATTTAGCGCCTAGTATGATGACAGTGAGAGATTATTTTGGTGATAAATTAGGCACAGAATATTACTACAGACATCCGAGAAACTATAGCAGAAGAGGAGTTTATGGATTAGATGAACCGAGCGCGACCATACGTGGCGTTAATCGTCCTATACCTAGCGGTTATAGTTTTAATAAGAATGATCCTAAAGGTATAACTATGGACGCAGTTCGCCCACTTACAACTGATGAAAGGGCGCAAATACAAACTTTTCCAGCATCCTTTAAGTGGCTCGGAAGCAAAACAAATAGAGAGCAAATGATAGGTAATGCTGTACCAGTTGCTTTAGGTAGTTTTGTTGGTAAATGCATACTTGATTTCATCAGTAACGGTTCTGAGCCAACGACTGAATTATTTGCGTATGATGATGTGGTTATCGCCGAGCGATATCTGCGTCCGTTTGAAAATTGGAAATGAAATAATTGTGTAGCGACACTCAGAACAATCCAAGTGCTAACTTTCGTAAGTTATTGCAAGAACGTTTAGATAAAGCTAATCCACGTGACGAAATCACTTCGGAAGAAACTAAGCGTCTTCGCAAGTTAGAAACCATTGCTGCACGATTGACGCGTGGAGAAAACGCGTTCGGGTTTGATGAGTCTATTTTGACAGGTGAGATGATACAAGCCCGCGAACAGCTAGAGGAAATTATACAAAAATAATATGGCTAAAACACGACGTAAAAGCACAAAGAAAATAGCGTTTATTCCAGACACGCAGATAACTCCTGAAACTGACACAAGTCATATCATGGCAGCTGGTCGGTACTTGGCGGAACAAAAGCCCGACACAATAGTCATAGCAGGAGACTGGTGGGACATGCACAGTCTAAACACCTTTGACAAGCCAGGTGCTAAGAAGTGGGAAGATATGGACGTACAGGCTGACTATGACTGTGGTAACGACACAATGGAGGACTTTACTAGGCTTATCAGGAAGCCTAGGGGTTACAATCCCAAGATAGTAATTACGTTAGGCAATCACGAACATCGCATTATAAGGGCAGCAGAAAGCCCTGAGGGACGTAAGTATGGAAGTAGTATTCTTAATTATCGTAAGCTGCATCTTGAACCTGCTGGTGTTTTGGTAAAACCGTTTCTTGACATTGTAACATTAGATGGTATAATGTTCAGTCATTATTTTAATAACCCTGACAGCAAGATGACCAACCCTATAGGTGGGTCAATACAGAATAGACTATGGAAGCTAGGCGATAGCTTCTGTGCAGGCCACGAACAGTTAGCAATACATGGCCAGGTGTACACAGCGACAGGTGAACGTCGGTGTGGCATTGTTTCAGGCAGGTTTTACCAGGAAGACCTTGATTATCTTGGACCACAAAAGTCCAAGCAGTCTTGGTCAGGCATTTACATTCTCAACGAAGTCAACAACGGCAGCTTTGACGCTATGCCAGTTAGCATGGAGTATTTATTAGATGAAAAGTAGCAGATTTTACAGTCGTAAGTTTCTGAACAAAAAAGAAGGGGCGGCGGTTATCGAAGTGAACTTTGATAGATGGGGAGGGCGAGTTCATATTTCAGACTGTTCTCGTTCAATTAACTTAGAGTTTAATGGCTATTCTGACTTTGACGACGACCTGACACCTGCTGCAAAAGCAGCTCGTAAAAAAGCTCTTAAAGATTCTATAGCCAAAGCAGACTTACTTGTGTCAGAGTTTACTCTTGTTAAAGAACACTTAGAAGGCTTGCTAGAAGAACAGTCTTCGACTAAAAAAGCTAAAGATGAGTAATCCGAGCAGTCGGCAGGTTGGTGGTGACCATTACCATAAGTACGGTGACTACCAACCTGTGCATGTAATTGAAGACTTTCTTGACAATGACTTTAAACTAGGCAGTGCTTTTAAGTACATGTGCAGGTGGCAAGACAAGGGAGGTGTGCAGGACCTTCGGAAAGCTGTGCATTTTCTAGAATTGAAACTAGACGAAGTGAATAAGATTTAATATGGACGAGACACTAGAAAATCCAGAGTACATTAATATAGACAGGACGGTCTGGGCACGAGATGACTCAGTAACTGCCACTTCAAAATTTTCTTTTATTGACAGACCAATGCCTATTCGAGCGTTAGACGCAGAAGCTGTTGATGAAAAGATAGGCCCTATTTTAGAACAGTTAGAACAACAGGAAGAAACTATAGCAGTGCTTATGAAAGCACTTGCCGAACAAATAGAAAAGGTAGACCAAATAGAAGAACAACTAGAAGCACAGGCAACTGAAATATCTCG